GTAATTGTAATATATCCACCACTAATAGACACACCTGCTTGTGTTAAATCTATATCATAATAAGTTGAACTTTCTGTACCATTTTTAGACCAATAAGCAAAACTTAATGAACTTATTGTATTATAAATAGTATCTACATAGCCATAAGTATATGTTGCTTTTAAATTAAATGCTACTCTACCTGTTGATTGACCTATTCTTTGTGTATTTGTTTCAGTTGCTATTATATTTGGCTTATCGTAAGAAACAACTTGAAGAAGTTTATTTGTTCTTGTTATACCACCTAAACTATCTTCGACTTCTATTCCAACTATTGCATAATATACATTACTTATTTTTGTTGTTTGTAATGTAACATTTGAATAACCAATAGTAAAAATGTTTGCATCAATATATTGACTGGTTGTTCTTTCAGATAATAATTCATTACCATTATATACGCGATATTTACTAATTGTTGCACCTTCATAAGCACTAGCTGGTATTTCAATTCTTTTACCTGATAAATGTTCAAATAATTTATTTGTAGTTCCTATACGAGGGTTTACTTCTGTTATAGTAACATTACCAATTGTAGGTGGTGTATGTAAACTTGTTAATGTCATTGTTGAACTAGCACTTGCATTACCACAAGTATAAGTTACACTTGTATTTGGATCTGTTACACTAAAACTTATATTAATTGTTTTTGTACCATCAGTTTCGTGTGCTACTTCTATATTATTAGCAGTTTTTAATGTTGTTGTACTACCATTAAAATTAGGTATTGTTCCTGTATAATTAGTTCCATTTATTGTTATCGTATATGTTATATTGTTATAACTTCTCCATTGCCAACTTGAATTTGTTGCACTTATTTTAAATGTAAAACTTAAAAATGATGAGTTGCTACTTGTACTATCTTCTTGTACAGTTAAAGTAAAAATATGATGTCCTTTTGAACCTGTTTTAGTTATTGTTTTTGTTATCATTTTTATCCATTATAGAAAGTACCATAACCTGTTTTAGTATGCGACACACCAAATTCATCAGTATATGTTATTTCTACCCTTTCTCTACTAAAATTATAACTATCTCCATCCCAACTATATTGATGTAAGCCTCTTTGTTTAAAGTTGTTCCCCATTAAACCATCAGTATTAATAATGCTTATGTCAGTTGCTCCATCTCTATAATAACTTCCTTCGTTTGTATGTTGTGCATTAAATTCAGTATTACTTTTAGAAATATTTAATCCATCAGCATTAAACGTAAACCCTGTTGTAGTTGTTACTTCTGTCACATTGCCATTTTCATCAATATTTTTAGTTTTTACTTCTAATATTGCTTGTTGGCTATCTAATCTTGCAACTATTCCGTTTTCACCATTTATATCTTCTGCTAATGCTTCAATATAACCTTGTTGTTTATTAACACTTAATTGTACTTGTGCTATTTTATCATCAGTTGTAGTGTGTTTATATTCTACTTCTGCTTGTTTTGGCATTTCAGTATAAATATTTTCAACAAGTCCATTATTAACATTTATTTCATCATTAAACATTATACAAGGATATGTTTTATCATCTACTTTAACATAATACTTATCGCATAAATCTAAATAAGTAATACCTGTACTAGCAAAATCATTTAAGTAATATTCTAAACCATATAATTTATTTAATATATCAGGTATAAAATCTGCTCTATCATTAAATTGCATTATTTGATTATCTTTTATTTCTATCGTTACTTTATTTTCATCTGTTAAATCTAAAGGTCTACTTACTGCTATTGTATCAGCTTCTGCTCTTGTTAATGCTATTGTATTAACAGGTCCATATTTTTCACCAAAATTTACATTGACATCTTTTAAAAATTCTTCATCAATAGTTTCTTTATTTGTATCTTTTAAATAATCAAATTTAAGTATAATTGGTAAATCTCCACTTACATTAATATTATTAACACCATCATATAAAAATCCTTCGTGTACTGCGTCGTTTATATGTATAGAACTTCCTTGTACTTGTGTTCTAGTACCTTGTGCCGTTATATATCTTATTTCTAATTCATCACCATCAACACATATTGTACTTGCTGTTACTTCTGCAAGTTCATCTAAAACATCTCTAAATGTATAACCTAGCGAATTACCATCACTATCTAAATACAATTCATTTGGTATTGTTTTATCATAATTAGCAAAATCTTCACTATTATTTTTAAAAGTTAATCCTAAATGACTACATATTGCATTTATATAGTCGCTTATTGTTATTGGGTATGTTATTTCCATTACTTCATAATTTTTCATTGAATATAGCATTTTATCATAACAAGTTAGTTTATAACTTAATGTATCTTCTTGTTTTTCTGACTTATAAACGATGAAATCACCAAAAGTAAGGTATTCATATGCTCCATTAACTTTTACACCAAATTGAGCCGTTAAAACGGTATTTAAAGGTATATCTACATTTATGTCTAAATCTAATTGTTTCATTACTGATTTTAATATAGCACCTTCATAATGTAATGACATACTATTTATGTTTTCATTATCAATAGTTATTGTAGTACCATTATTAGTATAAGTTATTTTTGCTTCTATTTCTCTACCCAAACTTTTTATAATATTTTTATAATTATTTGTGTGCGTTCTCATTTATGCCCTCTTTTCTCTTGCAATAAATGAACAATTAAAAGTTTGAGTTTCTTTTATATTATTTTGTGTATTTTCCCAATCGCCTGTGTAAGTTTCTATTGTAATAATTTGGTCTTTATTAGGATCATAATATTTTATTTTTTGACTTGGATTATCTAAATAAGGAGCAATTATGTTTAATTCACTTTTATTAAGTGGTTTAAATGTTAAAACAATTTTAGGGAATATCCCTACTAATGTACCGCTTTGTTTTCCAGCTAAATTTCTTCCTGCATCATTAGACCAAACTTTATTATAACCAAATTTTGCTTCAGTTATGTATTGTGCAACTTTTATATATGTTGTGCCATTGTCTTTACTTATTTCAATGCTGTTTTCATCTAAATACATAATTGCCTCCTATCTATTAAATGCAAAATCATTTTCTGCATTTATTTGTTTTATTTCTTTTGCTACAAGCCTATTACCAATATTTATTGGTATTGTAGCATTAAAACTAATATATTTTGCTATAGTTTGTCCTAATTGTTCCATCATTTGTTGATTTGAAAGAGGTATAACACCTTCAGCCCCTCTTTCTCCCATAATTCCGTTGCTACCAACAGGAACTCCACGACCTGGTAAATTTACAATTCCTCCAGGAGCAAGTTTAACAACTGCACCTGTATAAAAAGTTCTACTACTACCTGCTGTGTAATTATTCCCAGAACTACTTTTATTAGTTTTAACTTTTATAGTTGTTGAAAATCCTAGTCCATCAAGTATAGTTTCCCACGCTCTTTTAAATGTCCCAATAACGCCTCTATAACGATTTATATCTAATCCTGATTTTATTGCATCAGGTAATTTTTCTTTAAAAGTTTTTGCCGTTGCAGTATCTATATCTGACATTCCTCTTTCAATAGCATCTCTAGCGGCTATTGCATTTATTTTTCCATCTTCAAATGCCTTAACTACTGCGTCTTGATATTCTTCATAAGATTTAGTTGCTCTTATATTTGCTAATTCTTCTTTTACAGTTCTAAATTCAACCATTTCAGCCGCTTTTGCTTCATCTTCTTTTGCTTTAGTTAAATTAGCAGTTATTTTGTCTAATTGTTCTTGAGCGTCTTTATTTTCTAAATATGCTTTATACAAATTTTTTTGTTTTGGCTCTAATTTACCATAAGACAGATTTTCTTTTTCCATTTTATCTAATAATTGTTCAATAGACATTCTTGCGTCTTTTTCTGCTTTAGTTAGTTTTTTTTGTGAAGTTTCTACTCTATCTATTGCGTTAACTCTTTTTAATTCCAAATTTGTTACAGTTTGAATTGCTTGTGCAAGTCTATCTTTTGCATCTGCTAAATTAGTATCAGCACTTCTTTGTGCTTCTATTGCATCTTGATATTCAGGAGCAGTATTAATATAATCTTGTATTGAATTATAAATTTCATAAAGAGAAAAACCTATACTAGCCAAACTTGAAGCTGCTGCTCCAACTAGATTACCACTAAATAATTCAAAAACACTTTTTGTTGATAACAAAATTGCGACTGCTGCTGACCAATTATCTATAACCCATTTACCAAAATTAATAACATCATCTACCCATTCAGGCATTTCTACATCTTGCCAATTTTCGAATGGATTTGTTAATTTTGTATTTGTTAAACCTCCTGCTCCAACACCACCAGTTACATTTTCATTTAAAATATTCATCTCATCAAAACCAAATAATGTTTTTCTTATTTCTTTTGCATATCCTGATGTTTTTTTTGCATTTTCTTTAACACTTGCAAATGCCTTTTCAAAATCAAAAATATATTTTCCTGTTATTCCTTTTACAATGTTATTTATATAGATCATTGCTAAAGCCAACCATTCAACTATTTTTTGAACTACTGGTAATAAAGCATTTGCTACAGTTGCTCTTAACACATCAAATTGATTAGCAACTTCTTGATTTTGGCTAGTTACAAGACTTATTGCTCTTCTTATGCCCATATAAGCACTGCGAACTCCTATAACTGCTAATCCCATTTTACCAACTTTTCTTATCATTGATGTAAGTTTTTCATTTGCTTCATCAATATTCTTTTTCATTTCATTCCAACCTTGGCTATTAACTTCAGATTGTCTTTTCTTTAAAGTAATTAATTTATTATTTACTTTTTCAATTTGTAAAGCCAAGTTTTGCATATCTTCTTCTTGACCTTTAAATGCTGGCATATTAGCAGTTTCTTCGTATCGCTTTTCTAAAGTTCTTAATTCTTTTTCTATTTCTTCTATTTGTATTTCAAAACTTTTACTATCTAATCCTACACCAATTACTATTTCTCCATCCATATAATCAACTCCTTTCTATATTTTGAAAAAAAGTTTCCATATTTTTTAATTCTTCATTAGTAAAATTCTTTTTTGGTTCTTTTTTTAAAGCAACCATTCTTTTTGCTTCTTCTATTTTTGCTTTTTCTTTAGCGTCTTTTATTTTTGAAGTGTCATAACTTCTCAAGTTTCTTATACGATTTAAAATACAACAATTACCCATTTCACTATTAGAAAGTCCATTTAATAATTTATTAAATTTATACCAGTGCATTTCTGTGTCTTCTAAAGATATCCCAAAATCAGATTGAAAAGATGCTTCAATATAATCCATATCTTGTTCAAAGTCCATATCTACTTCTTCATTTCTTGTTAGTTGTTCTTCTTTTCCACATCTTAAATACTTTAACGCTAATTCAGTAAGTTCTTGATGATTATATATATCTTTTAATGCTTCTTCTCCATATAATAAATATATAATTGCTAATCCTCTTTCGTTATCATCTATACTACTATCACGAGCAATTTTATCACATTTTAAAGCAACTCTAAAATCAGTATTAATATCGTATCTTTTACCATTTACTTCTACATATTTTGGATTGTTCATTGTAACACTTCTTTTTTATTATTACCGTATTTTTCTTTTATTTCATTTATTATTTCATTTTGTTTTTTTCTTAATAATGGTATTATAGGTGCTATTTCATCCATAATTAAATTGAAAGTAAAATCATTAAATTTTCTACCATTTAATACTTTTTTAGTTCCACCTTCACCTAAAAACATATCTAATGCTTTTTCTTCTTTTTCATAAAATTCTAATTCTGCTTTTAATGTTTCTTCTTGATTAGAACTTAATATAAATTTACCTTTGTGGTTTTCTTTTTTATTAATATTTTTCATTTGATTACAATATACATTATAATTCTTTTTGTGTTGTTTTTGTGCTTCTTCTAATTTTAACATATATGAAACATCCATTAAATCAAATTCCAAATAATTCCCTGTATCGTTTCCGTTTGCGTCTTTAATTCCTATTTTTAAAGTATAATTTTTTCCTGTTTGAATATAATTGTCTGTCATTATTATTCACATCTCTCTTTCTATTAAAATAAGGCAAGGCATATCGCCTCGCCTTTTAAGGTTTTATTATAAACTTACTTCTGCGTCCTCTACAAAAGTAATTGTTTCTCCACTTATAGTACAATATCCGGTTTTTGGATTTTTATAGTTAATGTCATAAGATATAGTAGCATTTTCGCCTAACCATTCATTAATTGTAATTAAAACGTCATATTTTACTGCTAAATAATGTCCTGCAGTTCCATCAGTTTTTGCAGTATCAATTTCAATTAATTGTGTTTCTCCAGCAATAGCTTTTCTTCTCATTTCATCTAAATAGTCATAAATTGGATCTCCACTATAACATCTTTTACCACTAATTGATGAACTTAATTGATAGTTTTGAAATGTGCTTTGTGCTTGTCTTGATAAAATAGTTTTATATGTATCAATTTGAGCATTAAAAGCTATTGATAAACTTTCAACACCTTCACCTTCTCTTTTCCAAACTTCAGAACCTGTTTCGCCTGTATAAGTATGAGTGTTTAAATAATGTTGGTATTCATCTCTAAACCTTTGTGCCATTTATTTTTCCTCCTTTTCTTTAAGGTTATCTAGTTCTCTTTTTATAAGAACTAAATCTTTATAATCAAGAGGCTCTATAAAACCTTTTTCATTTAACTTGGCTATTGTTTCATAATTTCTTGTTTTAATTTCATCGCCTTTGATATAACTTATACCACTAGCAACAAAATCTTTTATAGCAATTATTTTTTTCATAGACTAACCTCTCTTTCGTTGTTATTTTTTCTATATGTTATTTGTATTTGAATATCAAATGTCGCAGCATTTCCATTATCATTAGATAACATTGTACCCGGATTTAAACATTCAATACTTTCTATTCCTTTTATATCAGGTAAGTTACCTGCTTTATTATTAGTTTCTATTGCATTTTCAAATTGTTCAAAGAACCCTATATTTTGTAAATTATTTAATGCCTCTTTTGAGTATGCTTTTCGGCTTCTAAATGAATAAACATCTCTATGTATTTCAATACCACTTATCCATTTTGTCACTACACTTTGTGTAGGAATTTTATCTAATGAATAGTTATCTATATCATTGGCTAACATATTAGCATTTATTTGTTTTGTTGTTTTGGTAAGAGTTGATAATATATTAAACAAATATGCTCTTAACTTTGTTATTCTATAATCTTCCATTATTTGCCTCCAATGTAATTTTGTACTTCTCTTACAACTTCTTGCATTTCTGCACTTACCATTCGTTTATCCCAATATGTTCCTGTTCCTGGTGTAGTATAATTTTTTACTTGATGTGTTCCATCTTCTCTAATACCATAATATTGATACCTTGCATAAGGACTTTCATATATTATTTTATCAGGTTGAATGTTAACATTAGTTCTTAAATTACCTATATCTCTAGGAACATATTTGTCCATATGCCGATAACAAGTGTTTGCAAAAAATCGTTGTACTTTACCATTCGGCTCTATTCCTAATCGTGCTTTTATAACACTTGTAGGTTGTAATTTAACAGGCATTTTATTTGCCTCCAATATGTATATGTTGATTATTACCAAAGTTATTATTTTTTATGCTAGTTATATTATAAATTTCATAATTAGATAAATCACTTTGTTCAGTTATATTAGTTGTAAGTGTGCCTTTTACTATAATGTCGCCTACTGAAAAATTATTTATATCTAAATCATTTTCAGAATAAGGCAGTCTTATCTCTACATCGTTTGCATTATCATAACCTTTATTAATGCTTGCACCCTTACCTCCAAAAAACCATACTTTTGGATAATTGTATCTAGTCCAAGTTTCTAGTTTATTTGTATTGTCAAAGCCTTGATGATAAATAGTTAAACTTGAATTTGTTATCATATTTAACCTCTATAAAGATATGGTGTACCATTTTCTAATTTACATTCATCTAAATATGTATCAATTGTTTTTGCAATTTCTATTTTTTCTTGATTTGTAAATTCTTTATTTATATCATTATAAGTTACTGAATAACCATCAGTATGTTCGCTAGATACACTTCTATCTCTATTTTCACTTTTAATAAATGTATTTATTTTATTAATTAAATCATAATCACAAATTTTAACTTCTTGAATTTGCTCATTGAGTTCTTTTAATCTACCTTGAGTTCTACTATCAATTTCTTTTCTGCTTCTAAATTCTAATAAATTAAAGGACGATAGGTCTAAAGTGCCACCTAAAGCCCTATATTCTTCATAAGTTAGGTATTGTCCACTAAATTCCATATTCGTCCTCCTTTATTATAGACTTACTTCTTGAGCTGCTTTTACTTGGATGCCTCTTAATACTCCAGCTTTTGTAGAGTTCTTTAATACTACACCAGCAACTAATTCAACTTCTCCATCTTTAACTGCTCCTGGAGCATTTAAGTCTGGCATAAATGATTGAATTACTTTTGAACCTGTTGGACTAATTCCGTGGAATGCATCTAAACCAATTTTAATTGCATACATATCAGTTTTTCCGTTAGTTCCTGTTGGAATTACATCTACAGTATTAGAACCATTATAGTATTTACCAACATCTACCATTGGAATTTCATTATAATATTCTACTACTCTACCAAATTCATCTCTTTCTTTTTTGAAATAACCTGCTCTACGAGCCGCACTTCTCATTTTAGTTAATAAATCTGTATTCATTAATAACATTGATGGTGTGTCTCCTAGTGTAGTTAAGAAAGCATCTACTTCATCTAATAAAGCATTGTATCCACTATCCATTTTTGAACTTGTAGAAACATCTACTGTTGAAGTAATTTCTGTTTCAGTATCAGTTAATAATTTATTAAGTCCATCAAATGTATTAGTTACACCTGAACCACTATTTGATGCGTTACCATTAATAACTAAATTATGAAATTCATTTGAAGTTGCTTTGATTTTTTCTTCTGCTTGGAATGCTAATTCATCAACTGCTCCACTTGTTCCAATTAAAACACGGTCAATTTGAAATTTACCACCCATAATAATTGCTTTAGAAGTTTTCTCTTCTCTTTTTGCTTCTCCTGGTGTATATTCACTATTAATTGTTCTTACACTTGCTGTTGATGGTGTTTTTAATTGAATATAACCATAAGCTAATGTTGATCCACCTGTGCCTGGTGAAATTGCATTGTCAAATACAAGTTTGTCTAGTAATAAACTAGAACGTCTAAATGTATCAACAACTGTTTGGTCGACTTTATTAGCCATACCTACTTTTGCTTCTGCTAAAGTTATTGCCATATTTTATCTCTCTCTTTCTTTATTTTTTATTATATGCTTCTTTTAAAGCCCCAATTAATGTTGTAGGCTCTGTTGTAGGTTGTTCCGTATGAGATGCACCTACATTTATTCTTTGTGTTGTATCAAGTTGTTTTTCGCTTTCAAACAAATAATCGTGTGTTTTCTTTATTTCTTCTACTTGTTCATTTAAACCACTAACAACATATTTACCATCTTTTTCTTCATAATTAATTTTATCATTAGAAATAAGTTTAGATAGTAAATCAATATCTTTTGCTTTAGTGCTTTGTAAAGCCTCTTTTAAAGCAATAGATTTTTTGAAAGTTTCTACTTCTTGATTACCTTCTGCTTTTCCTAAATCAAATTGTTCCTTTTTGATTGCTTCAATGTCAATGTTTTCATTTTCTTTAATTTTTTCATTAAGATTATCAATAACACCATCTTTAGTTTTGATTTCATTTTTTAAAGTAGCTACTTCTACTTTATGTTTTTCAATGTCCTCTCCATTTTTGTTCATAATATTATCAATAATTTGCTTTCTAACACTTTCATCTTCAATAGAAGATAATTCTGTTTCTAAAAACTTTCTATTCATTTTTTCTTTCCTCCTCTACGACCTTTATACGTGCTTTTTCCCCACTAATTATAGAAAGTAGTTCTCTCTTGAACTCTAATAAAAGTATAACATTGCTTTTAAAATATGTCAAACAGGTTATAAAAAAAGCAAGTTATTTCTTACTTGTTTTCTTTTTTGCTTTTTTTACTTCTACTTTTTCTAAAATTTCTTTGCTTAATTTTTCAACTTGTTTTTTGTTTAATAGAATTATATTTTCAACATCGTTTTTTCTAATTGGAGGTATAATTTCAATAATTTTAACTACTGTTTCATTTTTTGAATTACCTCCCATTAAATAATCAGCCATTTCTTTTTCACATTCAAAAGTATCTCCTATTAATAGTTTTCCTTTAACTTCTATTGATTTTCTTTTAATATTTTTTAATTCATCGTATTTTTCTAATGTAAATTCTTTAATAACTTCGCATTTTATCATTTCTATTCCTCCTAACATTTTATTTAGTTTTTTTACATCATCTGGTCTATCTATATCAACTGTATAATCACTTATTCCTGTATAATCAGTTGTATATTCATCTTTTTTAGTTTGTAAAGGTGCGTTTTTTATTACTGTAAATAATTCCCATACTAATGGTTTTCTCCAAAATTTATGTTCTTCATCTAATTTTCTTGCTTTTTTTATTGCTTCTTGTAAATGCTTTGGTTTCATTACTTTTAATGCAAATGGTTCTTCGTGTTCTTTTATGTAATTATTTGTAAAAGGTTTTTTTGAACCAAATAATTCAATATCATCTGTTTCAGTTTCTACAATAGTCTTTATTGCTTTTTCACTAAAATAAACATCTCCAAATATATAACATACAGGATCATCAGTAGGATAAAAAGCATTAAACCATTGCCCACTTATTACTTTATTTTCTTCACTTATAACATAATTGTTGTCGTGTTTAAGTATAGGTACACCAAATTTTTCAAATATTGGATTATTAGAGCTAATTGCTATATCATTTATTCCATTTTCTTTTAATAATCTAATAGTTCTTGCAACTAATTCTTCTCCACATACAACTGATAATTGTCTTGGTGTTTCAAATTGTTTATATTCTCCACCACACATAATTATATATTTAGTTACCATTGCCTATCATTCCCTTCATCCATTTCTTTTTTTGTCATCTCTATTCTTTTTTGTAAAAATTCATCTATTTTTTCATCTTGACCTTTTACACTTAAAGCAAGTTGCAAAGTATCAGCATAATGTCTTATTGTACTTGTTCCCCATATTACTTTTTCACGAATAGTTGTTACTGATTTATAATTCATTTGGTTCCATACATAAACAGGTTTTTTTAATAAAGAAAAATTTTTCATATAAATACATATTTTACAATGTTGATTTTTATCTTCTTTTAATGTACCCTCGTTATATAAGCATTCTTGCCTAGTTGCTAGCGATTTTTTTATTACTTTGCCGCAACTACCACTCCAACCTTGTATCGCCTCGTATTTGTCTTTATATTGAGGAATATAACAAGTTGTAAGTTTATCATTTTTATAACTTGCCATACCTACAAATAATACATCAGGTTTACTTTGTAATTTTTTATTTATTTCTTCAAGTGCATTTTCATCATATAACCAATCATCACTATCTACATAATAAACATAATCTACATCATCACTTAAATGTAAGTATCCTTCGTTTCTAGCACCACCATTTAACCTTTTTTGTTTTAGTTGTACTATTTTTAATTCTCCAAAGTCTTTATTCATAGTTTGCTTATCTAAAAAATTACTATATGTTTTACTTGCAATTTGTACACTATTATCTGTACTCATATCATCAACAAATATAATTTCATAATTTTGATATGTTTGATTAAATATACTATTTAAACATTTTTCTATTGTGTGTTCATAATTATAATTAGGTATTATTATTCCAATTTTATAATTAACTTTTTTGGGTAATATATTCCAATCTTTATCAGTTACTTTTGCTTTTTTAATACAATCTATATCATAATCAGTTAAATTTATATCTACATAATCACAATTCTTATAATATAAACAATGTAAGTTTGTTTTTAATAAGTCTTGATAATTTTCATCGTTAAATAAATATATATATTCATTGTTATCTTTTTTAGCAATATTTAAACAACTTTTATCAATAGCAATTTTCATACTGTCACCTAAAGTAATTATAACATAAAAAAACTAGAGTGTAAAATCTCTCTAGTTTATTCTCCAAGCACATCGCATTATTCTGTTGCTTGGATTAAATGTGTCTATAATATTACCATCAATTATAGCAGTTATGTGGCCATCCATAGTTACTGCATATTTTCCATAAGAATATTCTTTTGCAAACTCTCCAATTGTTTTAGAGTAGTGGCATTCTCTTGGATATCTATCATCTAAATAATCTTCAACAAATTCTACTCTATCAAACATAAGCCCAATATCTCCTGCTAGTTTTGTTAGTTCATTATAAACACTTCGCCAACTACGATTAGTTAAAACCGCCAAAGCCCTTACAACGCAATCAGAGATATCATTTCCATAAGGATTTGCATTATAGTATTTAAACATACTACATCATACTTCTTTGCAATGTTTCTCTTAACATTTGTCTTTGTGGCTCTGTTTCTGCTTCTTCGTGTAATACTCTAATAAAGTCTTCTAAAGCTTTTACCATATAATGAAAACTTTTATCAGTTTCTTCTCCTGCACCATATCTTTCACGACTTTCCATATATCTACCATATCCATCGTGCATTCTTCCTATATGTTCATCTCCACGATATTTCATATCATAACCTCTGCGACCATAATTTTCGCCATAGTTTCCGTAGTTCCCATATTCACCATAGTTTCCATAGTTTCCACGACCATAACTATCATATCCTGGTCTTCTTCCATAATTTCCGTACATTTCTTTGTCCTCCTTTGCCATGTGTCTAATTTTACTTAATTTGTATAAAAGTTCTAAATTGTTTGTATTTATACCATCGTTAAGTATATTTTTTATTTGTTCATCAGTTTTTTCAATTAATTTTTCTTCCATTAATTTCAACTCCTTTCTTTTAAGAGTGTTATTATTTCATTGTTTTGTGCAATTATTTTTTCTAAATAATCTCTATTTTGATGTTGCAATTCATTCATTAAATCACCATTATTGTAATCTTGAAATAATATTTGCAAACTTAATGCTTGTAAAAACAAACTTGTTATATCTAATTTATTATTCATTATCTATTAAGTCTACTTATGCTAAAAGTTGCATTAGTAATAATTGCTTGTGTCGTTGATATTGGTGTTGTAACATCTGTTGGAGTAGGCACACTTGAAACACTTCTTACACTAATATTTGTAGTTCCTCTAGGGCAAACTCTTAATTTTTTATCAAAAGAAATTGTTTCATAGTCATCAGCAGTATCAATAGTTACAGCTCTTACAGTATCAGGTATTAAAACTCCATCTTGATAAAGTCCTATTGCAACAACACCAGCAGTTGCTGTACTTACAGAAGCACTAAATTCTACATCATAATAACCTGTGTATCCGTTCCCAAATATTTTAAAGTTAGGATTTCCATTTGAATAATCTAACCAACCACAGCAAGTAGCACATCTTGTTCTAATATCAGTTTCATCAAAAACTATTGGACTTGCATTGCTTGGCAAAGCTGTTGGTTCATTTATAATTGTTTCTATCATATATTTTTCTCCTTTCAAATTAATAATTGCTAAAAAAACAATTATTTTGTTATTTTTTGTGTTTTTTTCTCATTTTTTGCAAAAATATTGCAAGTTTTGTGCTTTATTTTTTAATTTGGTCGATTTTGACCAATTTAAAATAAAAGAGAATAGAACTATGCCTATTCTCTAATTACGTGTAATTACACGCTTTTAAATTAGCAAGTTCTCGTAATCGAGTGTTGTAGTATTCTACTCTATGCTATTAAATAAATTGACTTGTAGTGAAGTTTCCACATCCGCACCCACTATTTCCATTGCAAGTAAATATAGGGGTATTTCCGTAGACAGGTTGAGCGGGAATAGGGCAACTGCGAAGCTCAGATACGAGCTGGTTAGCAACAACAGCATTGTTTGCTCTAATGTCAGCAGTTTGTGCTACTTGACTTGCTTGTAAGTCTTTCATTAAGATTTCACGTTGTAAATCATTAATTTTTTCGTTTTTAGCATCAATCTTATCTTGACATAATTGGTCTAATATTCTTTGTGTTGAAGCAGTATTTGCTGAAATTATATCTCTTATTCCATTAGATAATGCTTCTCTATCAGCACAGTTTTCACTAATAACAGTTGATGTTAAATTAGCAAGTCCTAATCTGTTTTCACAGCAACAGTTCAAGAATGATGTGTTAAGGCCATAAAAACCATCTTTAATACTATCGTTTAAAGTGTAAGTTGAGTTACATAATTGACTAGATAATGAATTTATACCATTAGTAACATCTTGAATATCATTGCTTAATTGTAAAGCATTAAATCCATTGTTAGTATTTTGCATAATTTCTTTTTGACCATTAGATAACCAAGCATAGCCATCATCAAAACCACGACCACCAAAGAAACCACCATTGCCGTTATTTCCCCAGTTTCCACCAAATAAAGCAAATAATAAAATTACCCAGATCCAATCGCTACCATAACCACCAAAGCCATTTCCATAACCACCCATCATAGGCATTACAGGGTATGGATAAGCAAATCCGTTACCATTATTAGTAGCTAATTCTACTGTTGGCTGAATACCGTTATTCATAACATTTCTCCTTTCTTTTAAATTTAAGTTGCTAGTAAACTTATTGAAAAGTACTTATAACTAGCATAAATACTTCTCAATAAGGTTATTAGCCTTATTTTTGTGGTTGATTAAACATAGACATTATATTATTCCATTGTTGTCTTTGTTGTGGATTAAAATTATTTACTGTTTCATTTAACAAATCTTGTGGGTTATTATTTTTTCTTGCTTGTTGATACTTTTGAAATGCTTGAGGGTTCGACCTTTTCAATTGTTGTTCCATTTGTGTCATCATCTGTTGTGGAACTTGTTGTATCTTGTTTTGAAGTAGCATTTGTAACATTTGCATCATTTTTTATCATTCCTTTCAATTCTTCAATTTGTGCTTGTAAATAATCTATTTGCATATCTTTAGCATCTTTTTCTACAATTTCATTAAGTTCGTATGCTTTTATTTCCCCTTTTATGTTTTTAATCCATAAAACTGTTAAATCCTTACTAAAAAAAGGTGTATCTCCATAAATTATTTCTTTTTTTACATCGTCAATAGTATTTACATATCTTATTCCACTATGTTGAGGTGCTAATTGAAATGTTTGATTAATAGCAGGTTGTTGATTTTTCATTTGTTCTTTCATTTGCTGTAATTGTGCTATTTGATTATCAATACGATCATTTATGTTTTGACTATAAGTATTATAATAACCATTTCCATAACTATTGTTATACATTTATATTCCTCCTAAACAAAAAGAAGAAGAATTAATAAATATCGCTTCGTGCTAACAATCGGCTCACTGCCATAATTGTATCTTTCCATTTATTATTCCTCCTCTTTAATTAAAGTTTATCATTGATTTAATGTTTAAAAACGCCTTTATAAAGTCATAAAAAAGCCAAAAAAACGACACAAAAAAAGAGTTTTATAAAACTCTTAATATTTTCTTCTTTAATTCTTTTATTCTTCTAGTTAATGTTCTCTCACTTATATTTAAGTCCATTGCTATTTTAGTATTAGAATAGTTTTTTATTTTCATTTCAAATATTTTAGTTAATTCTTCATTTAACATTGCTTTCTTGACTATTTCTTCAAATTCTTCTTTAGTAAATTCAAACATTACATAAACCTACCACAAGAGTTGCATCTTCTTCTACCATTATGTGTAGTAGTTTTAGATTTGCGATACTTTGTTTTAGTCTTTATTTTTTGTTTCGCCATTATATATATCTCCATCATTGCCAATATAGTTATTATAACCACTTTCAGTTTCTTGTGTAATTTCTTCTTCAATAGTGCCAATATCATTTAATAACCATATTGTATAACCTAATAGTCCAATAAAAGCAATAAATGTTATAATCCAAATAATAAATAATCTTTTATTTTGTTCTTTTAATATATGTAGCATTTCACTTGCTTTCATATAAATCCTCCTTTACTTTAAAAACTTTTTTATTACTTTTTTGCAAATTATCTTTTGCTTTTAATAATTGCAAATTAGTGTAATGGCATAATTTAATTACGTCTTCTTCTTTTTTTGCTTCAAATAGTGGTATTATGTGATCTATATGTACTTTTTCCTTTCCATCCCATTCATAACCATAATTCTTTTTAAATGATTTTAATAAATGTTTAATAAAATTTTCAATAGAGCAACCTATTATCTCTTCACCTTTGTATTTTTTTCTTTGCCCTTTTCTTGAAAAAGATGATCTTATCAAATTTCTACTTTGTTTTTTTAATTTAAAAATTTTATCATTATGAAATCTGTCTTTTTCATATTTTAATTGTTCTTTTTTGTTGTTTCTCAACCATTCTTTATGTTTTGTATTAATTTGTTGAAAGTTTTTCTCATAATATGTTTTTCTTTTTTCTTTTATTTTTTCTTTGTTTTCTTTCAAATAATCTTTTATTTTTTCAATATTATTGGCATAATATTCTTTGTGATAATTTTTAATTTTTTCACTGTTTTCAATATAATGCTTTTTATAATATTTTTTTAAGTCATCTTTATTTTTAATTCTATAATTGGTTTGATATTCTTTTATCTTTTCTTTATTCTTTTTTGCATATTGTAAAGCTTCTATTTTTTTACATTCTTTACAAACAGAATTATAATTTTTTCCATTTTTATAAAAATCATTTATTTCTTTTTCAATATTGCATCGTTTACATACTTTAGTTTCCACATATAACACCTCCCGAATAAGTGTTAAGAGAAGTAATTCGGGTACTTCTCTTATATAAATTATACCAAAATTACAATTATTTTTCAATTATATCAGTTTTTATTATTTTCCAGTTTCCCATCTTTTTTTCTAGAGTATGGCAATAATCATTACCACCTAATTGTTCATAGATTTTTAATGAATTAAGCCAACCACGATATACATAATCAGGAATTTCTTGAAAATTTTGATATACAAAATATGTATTTGTTAATTGACTTTGTAACAAAGTTAATAGTGCTTTATTTTGTATTAGTTCATTAGAGGTCTTATCTTTTAATTTCTTTTTATAGTTTTTAATAACACTCACACAATAACCTAAAATACTACTAATTATAAATGTGACTGCCGTATTAATTATTGTTTGTGTCATTTTTTCTCCTTTTACTCTTACCAAAGAAATTATATCACACGACCATTATTTTGTAAAACTGCTTCTTTATTTGTTTCTTTCATCAATCTTGCTATAAAATATGTTCTTTTATCTAGTATCTTACCACAACATAAACAAGTACCAAAATTATCAAATCTATTTCTTTTATTATTGTAACCGCAATATTTACAAGTAATATAATTATTTTTTATAAATTCTTCTCTTTGTTTTTCAGTAAATCTTATCATTTTAATACTTACTCATTTCTTCTTTTACTTCTTCTATTAACTCATCCATATGTGTTTTAATATAATCTTGTATTATAATATCTGCAATTGTTATATGCGGTTTGTCTTCTTTTAATGTTAATAAATCTAAAGCTATTTTAGTTATTATATTTCCTTCTTCCATTATTCTGCCTCTTTTAATTTTTTTATAATATCTTCTATGAATTCTAACCAATCTTCAAAATCTTCTAAACTTTGTCTTATAGTAAAACGTTCTTTATAATCTTTTATTTCTCTATACATATCTATTTCTTCATCAATATCAAAGTTTTCAATATAATCTTCTAAATCATTAATTATATTTTTTTTAGTAACATCTATAATCATATCAACTCCACCATTAGTCCATTGTTCTAATTCTAAAGTTTCATCAAATTCATAAATTTTAAAATTATTTTTTAATACTTCTTTTTGTTTTTTATTCATAATTATTCCTCATTATCTTTGTTTGCTTTTGAACTTAAAAATGATACTTTTTCAGCAATTAATTGTGTAATTTTATTATCATCTTTCATATAAGTTTGTATTCTACCTTTAATTCCAATTAAATCGCCTTTTTTACACCATTCGCTAGTTTGCTCTGCAATATTTTGCCATAAAGTAATATCAATAAAGTCTGTTTCATATTCTCCATCAATGTTTTTATAACTTCTTGGCACTGCTAATGTTATTGTACACACTTTCTTTTCACTTTCAGTTTCATTTATTTGTGGGTCTGAAACTAAACGACCAACTAATACTATTTGATTTAACATATTTATTTACCTTCCTTTTCTAATTCATTTTGTACTATATCAGTACACATAATTATTAAAAATTGCAATGTATCTTCCATTGTATTTTTATCATAATCAAATTCTTTTAATAATGTTCTTATTAGTTTTTCTTTTTCTTTTAATTTCATATTTCTTCTCCTATTCTTGCAAAGGGTTTTTATTTGCCCTCTGCTATTAATCTTTGTAAATCAGCAATTATTTCACTTATTTTGCCTTTTTTAAAATATAACACCTTCATTTTTTTACCTCCTTTTTTATTTACAATTTAATTATATGATAATTTATATAAAATGTCAATAAGTTTTATATAAATTTGTTAAAAAAAATAAAAAAATAAGTGTTTTCACTTATTCTTTAAGACTTTATTTTTTTGCTTATATATAAAAATGGTGTATCACATAAAGCAATTATAACTTCAATTATAGTTGCTGATAATGCTATTGATAAAATTGTTGCCATTGGCATTGTACCACCAAATGCGATCAAATAGAATAAAAAGTTTTCTCCACCATTTGATATAATAGTACATAAATTATTTCTTAACCACATCTTTTTACCATTAGTTTTTACCCTTAAGTGTTCATATAATTTTATGTCTACTATATTTGAAATGGCAAATAATGATACACTTGCTATTGATATTCTAGGAACGAAACCAAATAGCAATTCAAAACTGCCTTGTGCAAAATCTTCAGCATTTGGAATAAATTTCAACGCTACTTGTGTTACTATCATAAAGAATAACACAGCAAATATTCCAAATTTAACTCCTTTTTTTGCGTCTTTATATCCATAGTTTTCAGTTAACATATCAGTTGCTAAAAAGTTACTAGCAAATAATACGTTGCCTAGTGTTGCTCCTATTCCTAATAAATCTACACTTTTTAAGATCATTATATTAGCTAAAATGCTTGAAATCCCTATCCAACCAATTAACCCTTCTTTTCCTAAAAATTTTTTTACTACTAGCATTATGCTAAATACACCAATTATTGATATTATTAATAAAATATTATTCATTTTTTCCTCCTTAATTTTTTTATAGTAGGTTTTGGTTAACTACTAATCTTTATTTACCTTTCTCCATTTATTATAATAATATTCTTGCATTTTCATTGCTAACAAATAATTGTGAGCAAATTGATTTTTTCTATCTTCTTCGCCTTTTATTTTTGGCAATTTTCTTCCATCTAATGAACGACCATATATTGTGTATTGTAACCAACTACTACTGTCACTAAAATCAAAAGGCACTTTATCGAGTATTTTTTTTCTTGTCATACCTAAACAATGAACTTTGCAATTATATTTTCGTGCGTATTTTAAAAACATTAAATATTGTTCGTCTTTTATGTCTTCATTTTTAAAACCTGTTATTGCTATCACTCTATCGTGATAATCTTTGCACATTTTTTTGTACTCTTTTAAACCTCTATTTTTATGCCATACAGGTATTATTTTGTTAGAAACATTTTCAAGTATTTTTCTTAATTCTAAAACTTTGTCATAACCAATAATGTTATCTACATCCATTTCAAAATATCCTACAACATTTGGTCTGTCAAAAGTTTTTATCCATTCTGCGTATTCTTTTGTATACTCTATCCAATCAACGCGTTTGCCTTTTTGAAAACTATGAGCTCCACTATCTATTATAACTAACTCGCTGTTATCTCTTATTTTAGCAGCAAAATCTTCGTTTTTTTGTTTAATATAATAATATGACATTAAATTATATTTAAACTTAACTTTATCTATTATTGAAAGTAACGCTTCCCTTGGAGCTGATCCTTCTACAGCACTTAAAAATACTTTCATTACTCTTCATCTTCTACTTTTTTAAAATGTATATCTCTATCAATGTGATGACATGATGGGCATTCTAACATAGTATGTTGAGGTTCTTCATACGTTTCATTTGTTAAGTCACTTACATTCCCCCAATCTATATCTATGTTGTTGAAATCAAATTCACTCATATCAATATTTAAAATATTATCAAGTTCTTCATCTAATAGCTCATAATTCCAACTTGCTTTTTCTGATACTTTATTATCTGCTAATCTAAATGCTTTGATTTGTTCTTCATTTAGATCATCAGCAATAATGCAAGGTACTTCTTTTAAACCTAATTCCATACTTGCTTTATAACGAGTATGTCCTGCTACTATTACATTGTTTTTATCAATTATAATAGGTACTTTAAAACCAAATTCTTTTATTGAATTAGCAACGTATTCTACTGCTTCATCATTAAATCTTGGGTTGTTTTCATAAGGTTTTAAATCGTTAATCTTTTTATTTATAATTTCCATTTATACGCTCCTTTATATACATTTTATCATTTTTATTACGTTATTGCAAATTAACTTTTTTTGGTCTTCTAATTCTGTAATCTTGATAAATTTCATATTCAATATCATTTTCTTTTAATAATTTTATAACTTTTTGTGGCTCATCTTGCCTTATATATACTTTTTTTATGTATTTTAAAGAAGGCAAATCTTTATTAAATTTTAATTCGTTATAATTTTTAGGTTCGTCTTTTAACATTTGCATTAAATTATCAAATTGGTTTGCTTTTTTTGAATATTGATTGCCGCCATCACCTTTGTATAAAAATGTATTTTTATTTACATTTTCTAATAATTCGGGTTTAAATTCAATAAATTGGCTACCATATTTTACTTTATCAGTTATTTTTTTATTTACTGCTAAACTAGGTGCTATTATTTTATCACTTTTTATTATTTCTTCTAGATTTTCAGTTGTATGCCAAATAGCATTGTGTTCTCTTGCATATTCTATTTCTTTGTAATTTTTAGGCATATTAACTTTTGTTCTTCTATATCCACTAACTCTAGCTCTATTTAATTTGCTAGTTAGTCCACTTGCTTGGTTCAATTCACGATATTTATTAGTTAATTGTGTTATCTTTGTTTGGCTTTCTTGTACTAATTCCATATTACCACTTGCTTTTGCCATTATTTGAGTATCTTTTTGTTTTCTTAATTCTAGTTCTAATTGCCTTTGTAATTGTGTACCTTCGTACATTGTATAGTGTTTACCATCTAATTTAAAACCTTTATTATTATCATCTTTTATTTGTTGTAATTCTTTATCATTATATTCTGGATCACTTACACCTAATACTATACTAAATATATAATGGTAGCAATTCATTGTTGAAATAGGTCTATAACCATTTTTACCATCGTGGTCTAATGTGTATGTATTGCCTTTATAATCTTTTGCTTCTAAACCATCATTTAGCTTTGCGTATTCTTCATTACTAAATTGTCTACCTTGTACTTCTTCGTGATCTATTGCAGGGTTTAAATGTACTGATATTTCTACACCATCTGCATCAAACTCTTCTCCTACTATTTCTTGAACTTGATTATGTAATGCTCTTAAACCATCTTGCATATTCATTCTTATTGCACTATCTAATCTTATACTTCTACCACTAGCATAATTTATCGTTTTTAGCCCACTAGATGCAAGTTCTTTAATAGTGTGGTACATTTCCTCTTGAAAAGTAGTTTTGCCTTGAGAAACGCTTAAAATGGCTTTATCTAGGGTATCTTGATATGCTCTTGATAAAGTAGTATGTACTATTCTACCATTTTTTACTTGAGCAAATGCTAAAGTGTTAGATAAATTTACATAAGTTTGAGCTGTTTGCCTTGATATTGCATTTACTTGATTTTGTAATGTTAAGTTTTCTTTATATGGTATAAATTTCTTATTTCTATACTTGTAAAAGTCTTTAGCAAATTCATAATCAGTTTTTGCTACCTCTTCAAATATTTTTCCTATATCTTTTACATTTAAGTTTGTTATTCTCGCTAATTCTTTAACAATTTTATCATAATCTCCACCATATTTAATTAATTGTCCTAATTGTTGAGCTTTACTAGGTGTTAATTTGCCTACTTTTGCTATGCTTTTACCTATTTGTTCTAGTACATAAGTATTAACTTGTTCTATTCTTCTTACAACTCTATCTATTACTTTGTTTATAGTTTCTTCGCTTAACATTGTATCACCGATATTATTATATCATAAAATATGAAAAAGACCTAAGGCTTCTAAAGTTTCCTAGGCACTTTTTTATTATAATTCACTTAAATCTTCTAAAGCATTAGCATTTAATATACTTGCTAAATCTCCACTAGAATTTACATTAGTTTGATTATCATAACTTATTGCATCTTCTAAAGCATTTAATTGGTCTTGTAATGTGTTACTTAATAATTCATAAGTTGGAGTTTCTAATACACCATATACTGTAACATTAGTTATACCTGCTTTTACTTCTGCTAATGAAGTATATGTGCTATCAACAATAAATTGAACTGATGCATTATTTGAATTAGTTAAAAATTGCCCCGGCTGTCTATTAGCACTTACTGTTTGTTCATTAAATTTATTGCATAGCATTTTATTGGTATATTGACTTCCTGTTGGCATATTTAATGCTGTTTTTAAAACTAAAACATATTTTTTATTATCGCCACCAGTTCCAAAATCTCTAAACAAATTTTCAACATTAATTGTTTTTCCAATATTCTTCTTAATATACCATTTACCTAATTCTCTTGAACTATCGTAATCAACATCTCCTACTACATTTTTGAATATTCTATCGCTGTAATCTCCTATTTTACAATATTCTACATTCCCTAATGTTAATGGATAATTTTGTTCTTGATGTGCTATAAAAGTTGAGGCAGTTTCGCTTTGCTCTAATTGTAAATTAGTAATAGTATTTGTTCCGACTTGTGTTAATTGCATTGATATTCTAACATATTGTCCTTCACTTGGAGTAGTAAATGTTCTATTTACTGAAATTCCTTTTCTAGAAACATAATCTTCATTTTCATCATAAAAATCTGCATACCAATATGATTGTAAAGTTTCTTCAAAATTTAATGTATATTTTAAATTTGGTGTGATTTTTATAAGTTCGCTTACTGCACCTCTTAATTGTGTATTTGTTACAACTGTTAAACCTGTTGCAGTTGGTGTTATACTATTAGTTCCATCTGCATATCCTATTACTCCATTATCTACTCTACCTTTAACAAAAGTAGTGTTATTTAATAAATTCTTATTTTCTATCTTAATATTTTGATTACCTGTTACTACTTTAATTTCTTGTGGGTAGTCTGGATTAGGTGCTGGTATTCCTCCTGTATATTTCTCAAATGGAGTGCTTGAACTTCCTTTTTCTAATTGAACATCTAAAAACGAAATATTTCCACTTGAATTTTTAGTAAAACATAGTAAAACATATTTGCAAGTGCTAGGTGTGGTAAAACCATTTTTAGCATTGCTAACATTATCTATATAATTGCCATCTTCATCAAAAAATCCAGCCCCTGCAAAAACTCCTTCATTAAGACTTGTAAAGTTTACTATATAATTAGTATTTGGTTCTACTATAAAATCAAATCCCAAACCATAGTAACCAGTTTCAACACTTAATGCAATATTATTGTTGTCAATTATACTATAAGAAGATACATTATTTGATATATAATAGTTATTTCTAGTAAAACCTTTATATATTCCATTGCCTGTAAAATCTCTTACCCCGTTTAAACCTCCGCTTGGTGTTTTTTCAGTTCTACCTGTTAAACCGTTAAATAAATTCTTCCCTGTTGTTGTTTCTTGTTGTGTATCAGGTAGTAATTCTAGTTTCATTTTTGCCTCCTTTGTATCGTTTAATGTTATATTTGTTCCATTACCAGTTACTTTTGGCAAATATTCCCAATAATTATCTAGTAATTTTGGTATATTTTCAAGATTTTTATTTATATTTGTTGTATCTATTCCTATATTTCTTAAACCTTGATAACTTTGTCTTATATGTTCTTCTATTGAACTAATTCTTGTAGCAATACTCATTGTATGCCACCACCTATATCAAGTGTTGTTAATATTGTTTCTATATCTCCTACAAGATTATTTACATAAGTTATTGTTGCATAAACACTTAAATCAGGTTTATTAGATAAGTCATTATAGTTTCCACTAAAATCACTCTTATTATTCCAATTTGTTTTTTCACTTTCTGTTACAAATTTATTTGTGTTATTTGTATCATCTACTAAATCACTACTTAATTTATTATCATTTGTGATTTCACTTTGCAAACCTGACACCAAATCTCCAACTGGTATTTCTATTCTTGAGCCACTTTCTAATATCAAGATTATCTTTTTATTTGTGCTGTCGTAAAAACCATCAACAACTACACTTTCTAATGGCAAATCTATTGTTTGAGTATTTAATATAGTTCCTGCACTATTTTTTAATGACAATGTTACAACATAAGTTGAACTATTTATACTTAATTCAATACTTGAACCTGTATTTATTGCTAATGTGTAATATGTTAAATTATTTACATCTTTTGTTATAAAATTGCTAACATCTGGTATTGTTGGTTTATCTGACAAGTCATTATAACTACCACTTAAAGCAACACTAGATAAATCACTTGTTTTAGTATAATTGTCTAAATTGTTTACTGATTTATCTATAAAACCACTGTCATTATCTAAATCACTTGTTTTAGTTGGCATTTCATTTGCTAAATTAGTAATAGCTTGTTCTATTTGTTCTTTATCAGTAGGTGTTATTTCTTCACTATTTTCATATTGTTCTTTTAAACTACCTACCCAAGTATTTATAAATACAGGACTTGGATTATATCTTTTTACATATTCATCATTTTCAAGTAAATAAGCAACTACTCCTATTTCTACTTGACCTTTATTTTCTATTACTTCATAAGGTATAGAACATTTATTATTTTCTATTAATACTTTATAACTTGTTCCATTATAAGTAAAATATGCTTCTTTAACATAATCGTTAGTTATTTCTTCACTAAATTCAAATTCACATTCAGTTATATTTATTTCTTTTTCATTTATTGGATTTTTTATTATTTCTATTTTATGTGGGCTTACTAATAATTTCATTATTTTTCACCTCTTGTTCCTAATAAATCATCTATACTAGCATTATCTTGTTTAGCAAGTTCCAATTCTTTTTTTGCTTGTTCTTCTGACATTCCTCTCGCTTTCATTAAATAAGTTAGTTTACTCATAAGTCCAGCTTGAAAGTCTTGCCTATATTGGTTTTGTAATTCTTCATCACTTACTAAAAATCCATCTTTATTAGTTAATTGAATATTATCGTTTTCATCAACTTGCTCATTAAATAGTATTCTACCTAACAATAACAACGCTCTTGCTATTCCGACAGTATAATCGTTTAATGATCTGCGATGTTTTTTAGCATTACCTACTAAATCTTTGTTTTCTCCTAAATATTGTGTAGCAGTTACTACTGTGCCATTTTCAAATTTATAATAACCTTTGCCTAAACCAATTTTAAATGAATATAAATTTAAAGCAAAATTTACTATCTTTTCGTTTTCTTCTGCTCTTAAATTTGGATTATATTCGTGTATTAGTGTATCATCATTAGCATTTGCTAAATCTCCTTCTAATATTTTAAATTGTTGTCTAGTTAAATCGTCAGGATATATAGGTATTTCTCTTGTTACTACATTTCCATCTTTATCAGTGTATGTTTCTACGTTATATTTTATTAAAGATTTGTTATAAAATACTTTTTTCCCACCTAAATAAACATCCATAACAAAGTTATTATATGCTATGTCACAACCTTTTAATTGGTCTGTAGCATTCGCATATATACTTATACCTAGTCCGTTATTGTTATCAATATTGTTTACTATTTTAGGTTCTAATAGTGAAAATAAAGGTATATTTGAATGTATTTTATATTCCTTTATAACATTATCTTTTGTTGTTTCTTCTCCTTGTTCATCAATAAATATATTTTTTATTACATATCCATCTTCTTTTAGTTCGTGAATTTCAATATAATATATTGTTTTATTGTTATCAGTTGTTTTAGATACAAAAGCGACATCAATAATTTTTCCATGTTCTACTCTTAAAGGTATAATTTTGTCAGCAGTTACATTTATTAATTCTTGTGTTGTTTTTTCATCTGCTTGTAATTCCCCACCTTTTAATATAGCATTTTTAACTCTTACTATTGTTCCTAAAGTACCACTCCAAAAACTATTTTCTATATTTTCAGGAATGGCATCTTCAAATTTTAATTCTTCTAATGTTTTATCCAAATATGCTTGGTTATTAGAATTATCACAAATCATTACATCTTTTTCGGTATAAAGTATGCTACTCCAATCTTCACAACCTCTTTTAGCCATTCCTAAACGATATATTTCTCTTTTTATTCCATCTTCATCATAATATTTGTGAAATTTTTTTACATCATTTTTATACCATTCTCCCCAATAATTAACATTTCCATAATAATCTGTTATTGGATTATATCCTAATTTTTTTAAATATTTTATTACTATACTATTGTCGTTCAATTCTATCCCTCCTTAAATTAATTTTAATAATTGTTTATACCAATTTTCTATACTATAATTAAATGCATCTAAAGTATCTATATCGCTTGTTCCATTGTCCAAATATCTATCTTCATCTTCTTCTGGGTCTTGTACTGCTTCTTGTAATGAAGTTACTATTTCTTTTGTATCTTCTTCAACAAATTTTAGTTTATTTACCATCAACAACATATTAATTGCGTAAATACGACTATTTATTGGTGTTTTAATACTATCTTTTATTGGTATGTGTAATTGTAGCTCATCTAATACCTCCTGTAATGCACTAATTAATATTTGTTCAGCACAATCAGCCCATATTATATCTATCTTGCCATATTTATTAAGTATAAATAAAACGTGTTTTTTAAATGCTTCTTTTAATTGTTTTAATTTTTTATGAATATCATCTATAATTTCAGTTTTATCACTTCTTAATGTTTCAACACCTACATAAGTTCTTGATATTGAACTTGTAACAAAAGCATGAGCCGAACCATTGCCTCCAAAGTCAACTCCTGTTGATATATAACTTACATTTGCGTTTTGTATATAATACTTTGCTTCGTTTTCTATAATAGGTACAAACAAAAAACTTTCGCTTGCTATTCTTTTACCTAATATGTCTCTTTTATACCATATAGAGTTCTTGTCATAAGTAGATAATACTTTTTTTAATTTTTCATTGCTTACTGACAAATTATCAAATATATTAAACTCACAATAATTAAAACCATAGTTACTATCTTGTTTTTGTTGCTCTTCGTGAAATTTAAGATATTCTTCATAATACCAATGTTTTGGACTTTTAGGGTTTAAATCGTGAAATATTTTTCTATCATCACTTGATAACGTTCTATCTTCTACTTCTTTTAAAAAGTCAGGGTGGCATTCGTTTGCTTCAGTTATATATACCATACCATAAGTATTACCTTTAATAGTTTTGTATGAATTAGCTTTACCTCCACCGCTTATTAATAATATTTTTTGACCTGTTGCTGTATCTACATATAAACATTCACGATTTTTATATTTACCTTCGTGACACCTATTTGTAAAGTAATTAAGTATTCCATATCCATCACAATCAAGTATATTTAATTTTGCTGATGATGTATCATAACCTGCTATTAAATGTAATTTGTTAGGATGGTTTTCTAATGCTATGCAAAAAGCTAACCCATTTGTTACATTCTTGCCACCTCTTTTACCTCCATGAGCCACATTAAGCCACGATATTTGGCATTTATTTATATATTCAGTTTGCTTTACACAAAAAGGAGAATATTCATTAAACATCTTTTTCACTCCTGTTTGGTTGTGGTTTATTTATTAAATTAGCTATATTTAATATTTGATTATTTATTTCACCATTATTTGTATTATCTTTCAATTCTCCTAATGCTTCAAGCATAGTACGATAATTTTGAGCATTTCCTTTTACTGCACCTTGAATAAGTCCTAAAGTAGCAAGTTCTCTATATGTTTTTCCTGTTGGTTTGCCTTTTGAAATATATTCTTCATTTAATAACATTTTAAGGGTTTCTCTCATAGTGGCATTTTCTCTTCTAACTTGACCAGAACGAATTCCACCTTTACGAGCTATCTCTCTTTGTTCTTTCTTTGTTCTTTTGTTAAGTGGAATAAGATTATCTTCATTATAACTAGCCACTTCATCACCTACTTTTTCTCTTAAATTCACATAAAAATTATAACATTTATTTTGTATTTTGTCTATTTGCTATTTCAAGTAGTTCTTCATAAGATAAATCATCGTTCATATAATTCCATATTCTATCTGATTTCCAAGTTTCTTTAAATAGTGAATATATTTCTATTTTAGTTTGATATATGTAATTGTTTTTCTTTTTAATATCAAAACCACAAGAAAAAAGCGACAAAACCCTCTTGTAACGTGATTTCATCGCTTGTATATTATTTACTATTTCTTTAAATGTTAGGTCTTTCATATAACACCTTTACCCTTTTATTTATTATACATTAAAATAAACAAAAAAGCAAGAAGGGGTGAAAAACTTGCTTTTGAGGTGATCTCGATTTCGTAAACACTATACTATTAGCAGTCATATGAAGAATAAAAAACAGGAGTTGCTAATAGTACACTATCTACGAATAGATAGTATAAATTGATATGCTTTTCAATATCTAGAATTATTTATCACATATCAAGCATCTGCTTATGATTTCTCATAGCAAGGACATCGTTACTTCTTGAGTAAGATGTATAAGACTAGATAACCGTAGTTATTTCTAGTGCAGAGTTTCAAAAACTCCATAGAATAGATATGCTACCGTAACAATAGTTTTTATGTTCCTAATTAGTTAACTATCAACTATAAAAGGCGTCACTTCGTTTGGAATTTGGATAACTGGGCTTTCGGTGTCTTCCGCTTCCCCATATCTACTCTATGCAACTTTTGAAGTTGCACATTATAATTTATTTCTTTCTATCAGTACAATAGAAAGGAGGTAAGTCAGACTTTTTACTGACTATTTATATTATAGCATGATTTTTTTATTATGTAAAGTTTATTCTAACGGCATTTCATAAACAAATTCAGGCATATAACTTGAGATTTCTCTAGTTCGATATTCAAAAGTTAATAACCAAATAAGATGTCGTTGTATTTCATCTAATACTTCTAATGCTCTATCAATAGTTTTATACGCTCCTAATATATGACTTGAACTTGCTTCTTTTATTAAATAACTTTTTTCTTCTGCAATATAAATTTCACTACATTTAATTAATGTTGTTTTATCTTGGCTACGCACCCAAAGTTCCATTGTTCCACCTCCTTTTTACTAAATCAGAACAATCTGCATAAGGTATTCCTAAAACTTCGTGCATATGTTTTGTTTGTTCCTTATGAGTTGCCCATTCTAAATTTTTTACATTATTATCTAATTTATCTCCATTTATGTGATTAACTGTTTTTTTATTAAATGGATTATCAATAAATGCTAAAGCAATAAGTCTATTAACTCTATATGTTTTAGCAACACCATTTTTGGATAATCTTACTTGTAAATAACCGTTTGGATTTTTATTAAATTTTAATAATTTGCCTTTTTGTATATATTGGTTGGTTCCGTTTTTTCTTATATGATTTAAACTTCTTATGTTACCTAAATTGCTTGCTTGATATAAACCTTCAAAATCAGGTATGTCTTTCCATAATTCCATTATTTATTCTCCTTTGCTATTAAGATAATCTATTATTTCATTAACAGAATTATTTAAATTGTCTATTTTTTCTTCTGTAAGATTTATTGCCTTTAAAATATATAAAACTTTATCAATTTCATTTTTATTTTCTTCATATTTTACATAAGAATAAAATTCATGTTCATTTTCTAATTTTTCAGGTATTTTCTTTTCTTCTATTATTTCTATTTTTTTATCAAACATATTACTTTCTAAAAAGCATTCTGATAAATAATATTTATAGTTTTCGTTTTCTTCGTCCATATTAGCAAGCCCATAGTAACTAAAATCGCAACAATCGTATTCTGCTTTATATTCTTTTCCAATGTTATCACTAATAAGATATAATTTTATCTTTTTTGGTTCTTTACCATCTTTTATTAATTGTAATAATTCAAAATAACTTATCATTTTTCCATAAATCTCCATTCTACATAACTTTTTAAATATCTTATTTGTAATCGATATTCTCTCCCTTTATAACCAAAATTCATTATTTCAATATCACCAATATTGTATGTATCATTAGGGCAATTGTTTATAATGTCATCTATTAATTTGCCTATAAATTCATAAGATAAATCTGCTTCATTTATTATTTTCATTATTTACTTTCCTTTCTACTTTTAACTAACACTTTTGATTTAATATGCTCTGCTCTTACTTCTTCATAATCTTTGTGTTGTTCTAGTAACAAATCAATATTATCTAATGTTTCTTTTTCATATTCAAAAATACCTTCTTTTGTTTTTATTTTTATTGTGTAATCCCAATTATATTTTTCTTTCATTATTTATTCTCCTTTTTTAAATATTCAATAAGCATACTTTGTTCTTTAATTCGCATTTCTAAATATTCATTTTTGTTATGTGTATCTAGACAATCAACTAATGCTATAATACCTAATATTGTCATAAAAATTGCTGTTGCAAAACTAAAGAAAACTATTCCACTTTTAATTTCATTGTTCATTCTTTATCATCTCCTTGTAATATATTTAATAATTGTTGTATTTCATAACAGCTTCTTTCTAAAAGCCTCATTTGTTTTATATATTTTATTGCTTTATCTATTGCATTACATTTTTCTTTTAATGCTTTTTTATATAATATAAGTGTGTCATTTTGTTCAAATTGTTTTGCATCTTCTAAATCTTGATAGCCGTATACTTCTCCTAAATGGTCATATATACTTGCAATTCTACCATTATGTTCCATATATATTTGCATATCAATATCATATTCTATTTTGTCAAATGTACTCATTTTATCATAATCTTCTTTATTCATTTAATCATTCTCCTTTATTAATTCTTCAATATAATATATTTTTTCGGTTTCAACTAAAATATTATTTTCATTTGTTTTGTAATAATCTCTATGGCTTTCTTCTTTTGTATGCAAATGCCCGTGTATATTAATTATAGGCGATAATATTATAGGTTCGTGTGTTAAAATTATCTCTTTATTTTTATAAGTTATTGTCATTTTATCACAAGCAATAATTCCATGTTGTAAATATCTGTTTGCTTTATCATCGTGATTTCCTAAAATTAAAACTATATTTTTACAATGTTTATTTTCTTTAAATTTTTGAAATATTTGTTCTAAATATTCGTGATTATGTATAAAAGATAAATCTCCTAAATGATAAAGTATAAAATCATTGTTTATTGAATTATACTTTTTCCAAAACTTAACTTGCCAATTATCACTATGGAATTTATCATGCCCAAAATGTGTGTCGGCAATAAATACTTGTTTCATTATTTAATCACTCTCCTTAATGTTTTTTGTTTACCAAATTCTTTATATAAAATACATCTTCCATTTTCCATTATTATTGCTTCTTTATATGTGCTTTTATCAAGTTCATCTATTTTTGAATATTGTTGTTTTTCATCGTTAAATTTTAATATTAATTCATAATTGCTTTCTTTTTTAGCCCATAATTCGTACATAATTATTCCCCTTTTAATATTTTTTCTACTTGGTTTATAGTTTGTATATAATCTTGTTCACACCATTTAAACCTATTTTCGTAATTGTGATATTCTTTCAAAAAATCAATTGCTTCATCTATTCTTGTTTTATAATCTTCTTTTATTAATTCTTTCCAATAATTAAATGTTGTATTATGTTCTTCTTCATATTTGTTACATAAATCTTTTAATCTTTCAATTTCTTCATATTGATCGTGTATTTTATCTTTCATCCATTCATATTCTGCTTCTGCTCTTGCTACACATTGTTGAACTTCTTTGTCACTCATTATTTCATCTCCTTAATTAAATTTACTTAATAAATCTTTTATTTTTTGTTCTTCTTCAAGACTAGCTAATTGTGGTTTATATTCTATTTGCTGTGTATTGTTATACTGTTTTATATCTTCTTTAAACCAACTTGGTATATTACCACTTTCTAACCACCTTATTGCTTTTTCATATTCTTTTAAATCTTTAAAATAACCTTGTAATTTCATTTTTTCTAATATTTCAAATTTTTTTTGTTGTTTATTTTTATTACAAAATTCTATCATTTCACTAATACTTGGCATAAATTTTTTGTCTTTTATTATTTCTTTTATTGCTATTTTAAATGTTTCATAATCATAATCTTTTAAAAAATCATAAAACGTTTCTACTTCTTTTTGATTAAATTCTTTATTATATGCTATTCCTAAATAAGTTATTCCTTTTGTAAATTGTTCTTTATTCATATTTTCTCCTATCTAAAATCACTAAAATCCATATAAGTTGCCAAATCTGACGTTGTTATTTCTTTTTTTATTGTGTAATCATCATTCCAACATTCTTGATTAAACCACGTTGACCCTTGTTTTATATATTTTGTTTCTATTTTTTCTATTTTTATATATTCTAAATATTTTTTTAAACCATTTATTATTATTTCTTTATCTGTTCCTTTTTTTCTCACTTTAATATACGATTTTAAAGCATTTGCTTTACCTTGTTTTCTAGGATATTCTTGCCAAATTTCTTCAAATTCTTTTTCTATTATATTATTATTAATATATTTATTTATATTATTATTAATATTATTAGTATTAGTATTAGTAATAGTAATAGTTGTATCGGTAGGGTATCTATACCCTATAGATAGGGTATCTTTTTCTTCTTCTACACTTTCTCTTGAATTATATATTTTTGCTAAATAATTATAAAATTCATTACTTTTTATTTTTAATAAATTTTCTTTTAATGGTATATCTAATTTTGGTGAAGCATTCCAATTATATTTATACCAATTCTTTATTAATAATTCTTTTGTTTCATAATCATAATCTATTGTTTTATGTATTGTTTTAAACCTTTTTATTAAATTATCTACAGTATCTTTATTATATCCTAAATCATTTGCTATTTGCTTTATACTTATTTCATAACAACCAATTAAATTAGTATAATTATTTGTTAAAGCATATAACATAAAATATTTATCTTCAGGAGTATAATCATCTGCTATTTTTGTGTCGGTCCAAAAATTCATATTAATAGTTCTAAATAATGCCATATTTCCTCCTATAAAAAAACTATTTAATATTCATTGGCTTAAATATTAAATAGTTTGCATTAATCTTAATATAGTGATATAATTATATCAGGAATATTACTACACTAATGTTCCTACTTAATATTCAAGTCGCTATCTTGAATATTTTTTATTGCAATTTAATTATATGATAAATTTTTAAAAAAATAAAGTGTTTTTAGTTAATTTCTTTAAATTCTATATCTTTATATTTATAAAGAAGTAGTTTTTTCTTTAAAAGATATTCTTTAGTACAATAACCTTTTGTATCTTCTACAATTAATTTATTATCTTGAATGTAAGTAAAATCGGCATAATAATTAATTGATCGTATTGTTTTATCTCGATATTTAAAACTTGGTTGTAATTCAAACTTCACTTGTAGCTTCAAATCTTTTATAACGCCTAAATCTTCTAATTGTTTTAATGTTACATATCTATTTTTTTCTTTGATACTATCGAACTTTATGTTGTTGTATTCAATGATCGTGTTATGATACTTATTTTGTTTTACTTCTTTTTTACCAAAATATTCTTGATATTGTTTTTCAGTTAGTTTCATTTGTGCCTCTTATTAAATTATTCAAATATGGTCTATAATATTTATTATTTTTATGTACTACTTCTAAATGGCAATGACTACATAACATTATGCAATTATCTATATTGTTTGTTTTATCTTTTCCTCTGCCATTTATGTGGTGTAAGTGTAAGTCTTTAGTCGTTCCACATAACCTACACTTGCCACCATCTCTTTTAAATACATAATTGTATGTTCTTTCAGTTACACTTTCTTTATGTTTTGATATTTTTTTTATTGGTTTTTGTTTTTTATATTTTTTAAACTCACACATATAGCATAAATTCTCGTTTTTATGCCCGTCTATGCCTTTTTTAGTGCATACTTGATAAATTGTGCCTTTTTTACTTCTATATCGCAAGAAGAGGCATTTATTCATTAAATTCCTCATACTTTATTGCTTCCATTTTCTTTTTTAAAGCATTACATTTAGTATCTAGACATTCATAAGCATTTTTAAACCTTTTTAAGAAACATTCTTGGTCTGCTAATTTTTTTATATCATCCTTACTAATTCTTGTTGCTAATGCCTCAAAATAACTAATAGCAGGTGCTTTGCCATATTTATCAGCATCCCAATTTTTTCTTTCTTCAGTTTGATTAATTGCTGTATCTATTTGTATTTTAGTTTTTAAATCAATTATTTCTCTTGTAAATCTTGCTATACATTCTCCACATATATACATTAAGTTTGAATAAACTTCTATATTATGTGCGTATTCATATAAAGAATTTGGCTCATCTACCAATTTTGAATAAGTTTCTTGATACATTTTTTGTAAACTAGCATTACTTATATCTTTTATAGCAAAAGGATTAAATAAAAAACTTTTTTCTTCCATATTACCACCCTATTATTTTAAATAAAATATCTTTCCATTTTTTAATGTTTTCTTCACAGTCACAGTCTTTTGTATGGCTTCTAAATAAACCTAATTTGTATAATCTGTTATGTGCTTTTATTTCACTTGCATAACTTATCATACTTCTTGTTATTGGTAAGCTTTTTTCTAATCTTTCTTTTACTATCACATTTACTAACCAAGATGCATTATATTTATAACTATCTATTATTTTCGTGTTATTTTCAGTATATATTATTTTCATAACCAACCACCTCTAATTTGCAATTTGAAGAATGCAACCAATAACCAATATTTAATTTTTTATTGCTGTTAGTCCATATATGTATCAAACCATTTTTATTAATATCTAAATGCAAATCGCACATATCATATTTATTTTTAATATATTTATCAAATATAGGTTCAAAATCAACCACATCACTACAACAACTTATCAAATAATATTTATAATCTTTTAATTCTTTATCATATTCAGTATGTCCTATTACATTCATTAATCTAAAACCACTATCGTGTAATTTTCTTTCTTGTATTATATATATTCCTTTAAATAATGGCACTTTATCTCCATATTTAAGTTTTATTGCTTTATCTAATAATTCTTGTGCTTGTTTATTTCTCATAACATTTTCCTATTCTAAATAATTGTCATCAAGACTTTTCCCAAAATCTTCAAAAACATCACTATCTATCTTGCTTTCTTTAGTTTCTTTTGGTTTACTACCTACAAATTCTATTTCTTCTACTAATACATAACTTGATATTCTTTTTTTACCATCTTTATCAGTATAGCTATCATTTTGTATTCTTCCTGTTACTAAAATGCCTTGTCCTTTATCAAAATACTTTGATATAGTTTCTCCTAATTTATTCCAGGCAAGACAATTAATAAAGTCTGCTTGTTGTTCTTTATCTTTTTGTTTTAGTCTGTTTACTGCTATATTAAATCTTGAATATGCTGTATTATTTGTTGTATAGCGTAATTCAGGTTGGGCAGTTAATTTGCCACATAATATTACTTTATTCATATTTATTCTCCTATCTTTTCTTTAATTTTATTTATTGCTTCTTTTAATTGTTCAATAGACATTTCACTATCTGAACTTACTTTATAATGTTTATAAATATTTGCTCTACCTGTGTCATTATCTTTAACTAAATTATTAAATTCTACAATTAATTTTAATTTTTCTGCTTGTTCTTCTTCGTTTGGCATATCTAATAACACTGCACAAGCATCTTTTAAACTTTGTTTAGCAATATCACTGCCTACTAACCATTGCATATAACTTCTGTCTTTTTTTAATAATTCTCCTAAAGTTATTTTATTATCTTTATATTTCCCAAAAGTAAGTACAATTTTACTTGCTTCTTCTTTAGTTATTTCATAACCATCTGGCATATCTTCTCCAGCATAAATATAAAGTCCAAGTCCAAACATTGCTATATTTTTTACTAAACATCTCATAATAGTTTTGTTTATATCAAACATACTAGCAACTTCAACACTTTTTTCAATATAACCACCCGTCCATTTACTATCTTTGTATTCTTTTACTTTATAATTATATGGGTGATTTAACATTGCTTTATTATTTCCATCCATAACTGGCAACCACATTTCATATTCTTTTTCACCATCTGAAACTTTTGTAAATACCATATAACCTGTATTTTCATCATAAACATAAGGCAAATTGTTATCAAACTTTAATATTTCATAACTTGCATTAGGACATTTCTTTTTAAATTCACTCCACGCATAAGTCCAACTTAAATATGTTAAACCATTTTTATCTTCTGTATATTCATTTACATTTATTTTTAATAATTCTTCAAAATTCATCTTTCTTCCTCCTCGCACATACTTGATATTTTTAAACAACAATACATAAATAATATAATCATATTACCTCTCTTATTTTCTTAATTTCTTCTTCTTGTTCCCAATCAATAGACAATGTTCTAAATCTACCAACTTTTCCTACTTTTAATATTTCAGGATACATTCGCATAAGATTACTCATTCTCGCTGTTGCTTCATATCCTACAAAATATTTACCACTTTGAAAATCTTTAGCTGTCCATATTTCTTGACTAGGATTTTCTAACATTGCTTTTAAAATTACTTCCCATTGTTTCATAATTACACTCCTTTCTTTTTGTACATTTCTATTAATACTTCTACCATATTACCTGTACTTCTTTTGTTAGCTTTTGCTATTCTTTTTAGTTCTTGCCAACTATTTTCAGTAATACTAATACTTTTTACTAATCTTATTCTTGCCATTATAACACCCCCTTTTCAATATCGTGTATAAATCTTTTCGCATTTTCACTTAATTGATTTTTTGTAATATTACTACATAACTGTTTTGCAGTTTTTAAATCATCTATAATATCACCAAATTCTAAATTACCCCTAAATTTTTGTTCTTTTGCCCCTTCACGCAATTTTTTTCTATAAGTAATATATTTATCTATATCGTAATCAAAATCTTTCATATAAGCCCCATTTCTCTTAATTTATAATCTTCATAATTATCAGGTTCTTCTTCTACTTCATTTATTTTGTTTTTTAGTTCTTCTATTTCATAATTTAATTCTTCTACTTCATCATCTAATTTACTAATAACATCAAGTAGTTCTTCTATTGATACAAAATATTTGCCTTCAAAGTATTTGTCTATCATCCAATTAATATTTTCATCTTCTAAATTAATCATTATTTTATTCATTTACATCACTTCCATTCATCGTATTTCCAATATTCTTTTAAGTTTAATTTTTTTAGTATGTTTCTTAAAGTAATAATATATTCTTCCTTGATACTAAAACCATTATCTTTACAATAACTTTCTATTTCCTCGTTTATTAAACCCTCTATTGCATTTAATTCTTCTTTACTAAACACTTTACATCACTCCTAATCTTTTTAAACATCTATATACTATTACATTTGTTACTAATAAATAAAATAAACCAAGCAACATTTTATCATCATTGTTATAAAGCAAACCTATTACAACAATATTGTCTATTATATGAACACATACTAGACTTTTTAATGCTAGTGTTCCCCAACTTATCATCGGTTTATCTAAATCCCCTTTCTTTAATTTTTTAAGAAATATTTTTACTTTCTTCATTCTTTCTACCTCCTTATTTCTTACAATTTAATTATAAATGCTTTTATTTAAAATGTCAATAACTTTTTAATAATTTTTAAATAAAAATAAAAAAGACTATTTCTAGTCTAATTTATTAAGGTTATTTGTGCTTGTAGATATTGATACATTGGCAATAGTATTTTCTAAACTTGTTATTACAAAATAATCAGGTAGTTCTTTAAATGTAACTTTGTCACCTACATTAAATTCAATTTTAGGCAATAGTTTAACATAACCGTCGACATCAGCTAACCAATTATATTCATCTACTTTATGCCAAGTATAACCATCGGCAACTTTTGTTTCTAAATCATTATAATAACCTTTTTCTGCAAATCCTAATATTTCACCTTTTAATGATGGTTCAGTTCTTATTCTTAATTTATCTTTAATTACTTCTAATTGGTTTATCTCGATATTTCTTTCAACTGGTTTTGTTTTTTCTACTTCAATTATATGTGGGTTATAGATAAATCCTTGAAATTTATAATTGCTAGACATTCCCCAGTTTCCATCCTTACCTTTTTTTCTTGTCTTTGTATAAAATGTACTGCCTTCATAAGCACTTTCTGATGTTTTTGTTTCTGCCAAGCCATTTGGTATTTCGCTTATTGCAACATGTCCCATACCATTTTTGCCACCACTCCAACACATAATTGCTCCTGCTTTTGGTGTTTGTCCTACTTCAAGTCCCATTTTTTTTGCTGCTTCATAAAAACTTTTTGCATTCATTGACCCAAACCATTTACAACAACCTTCGTTTGTTTCTTCGCTAAATCTACCTACAACATAGCCAACACAATTTGCAAGTACATTGCACCCTTTGTCTTGTGGTTTTCCTAAAATGCAAGGATTATAACCAGTAGGTTTTTTATTATAATATTTGTTACCTTTTTCAGGTTTTTTTAATCTTGGTGTAAAATTTATTACCATATTAACCAACCTCTTCTTTGTTTTCTTGTTTCATTTTTTTAGCATATTGAATACTTGAAACACCTATTAAAGTACCAAGCAAAACTGATAAAACACTACAAGTAGCCATTATTTCAGTTCCATAAGGCAAATTCCAAATTTCTGCTAAACCTTTATATGCAACTCCTATCGCATCAAAGAAAACAAGAGCAAACCATTTAAGAATATCATATAACTTATTACTCATATTATCACCACCTTTACGTTTTTATTGTAAATACTCCCCTACTCTATCTATAAAACCTTTTATTTTATAGGTTTTTATCACTTTTTTTGTTGTTTTTTTGCTTTAGTAGAGTGGAGTAGTTGTCATTAACTTGACACTATTGGTTCTATTGCTAACCAATAAAATCTTATATCTCTTGAACTAGAACCAGCATTAAATACTCTTGCAGTAAAACCTGTTGTTGATACACTACTAGGTAATACTGTAATAGTTACTGAACCAAATGCTCCTGCCGTACTAGAACTAACCAGAGTTAAACTTATATTAGGGTTATTTGTAAATGTATGATTAAATGTTATAGGTATATCTACATAACTATTGCCACTTACTGCTGTAATTGTATCTTCATAACCACTTTCTATAACTCTTAAAGGGTAATGATTTATTGTTGGTTTCTTAAAATCAATGTGGTCATCAAATTCGCACATTTGATATTCACCAGCAACACATAATACTTTCACTATACTTGATTGATTAAATCCATCTGTTAGTTTAAATTTAAAATAATATGCTCCCGTTCCTATATTAAGACTAGAACTATTTTCTTTTAATTCAACATTAGTAATTGTAACATATCCACCACTAATAGACACACCTGCTTGTGTTAAATCTATATCATAATAAGTTGAACTTTCTGTACCATTTTTAGACCAATAAGCAAATTTTAATGAA